CAGATGTTATGGAAGATCCAGAGACTGGTAAGAGTATGAAAGTAGATTCCGTGGTTGCAAACGCAATGACAAAAGATTATTCTGCATTAATGAAAGCAGTGGATAAGAAAAAAGGTAGATAATGGCTTATAATATAGTTGGTATTGATGATGCATTTGGAGTTAATGAAATTGGACTTGGAGCTGATTTTTCATTTAATAATCCGGCTATATTTAGAACAGTATACACTACAAATCAAATACATACTGCTAGATTAAAAACATTACTTCTTACAAGAAAAGGTGAACGTTATAATTTACCAACATATGGAAGTAATTTATTAGATATATTATTTGAACCAAATGTTATTGATTTAAAAGATGAAATAACAGAGATTATAGAAGGACCAGTAAGTTATTGGTTACCAGATCTTATAATTGAAAATATTAATATATTAACTAATCAAGATGATCCTACACTAATACATCAAATAAAAATAACAATTGAATATTCATCAGATACGTTAAATGCACAAGCTATTTCTATAAATTTAACTGATACTGGTACTGTTGTAGTAAATGATGAAGACGTCGGTACACAGAATGGAAATCCATCTTTTGGAGTAGTATAATATGAAAGTAGAAAAAGATATACAATATTTAGGAAAAGATTTTAGTCAGTTCAGAAAAAATCTAGTAGAATTTACAAGACAATATTTTCCAGATAAATATACTGATTTTAACGAATCGTCTCCGGGATCATTATTTATAGAATTAGCTGCATATGTTGGAGATGTTTTAAGTTATTATGCTGATACTAATTTAAGGGAATCATTATTACATCAAGCACAAGAGAGAGGAAATATATTTGATTTAGCTAATGCATTAGGATATAAGCCTAATAATTCAGTTCCTGCTTATGTTGATTTAGATGTATATCAGTTAGTTCCATCTATAGGGGTTGGAGACAATGTTCGACCAGATTTTACATATGCTTTATCTGTTAAACCTGGAATGCAGGTTCAATCTTCTGTTGGAACAAGTGAATTTAGAACGTTAGATAATATAGATTTTGGCTTTTCATCGTCTTTTAATCCAACAGATGTAACTATATTTGAATCAGATGATTCTACTAAATTACCAATTTATTATTTATTAAAAAAGAAAGCACGAGCAGTATCCGGTACGGTTAAAACAGCTAATTTTACGTTTACTTCTCCTGTTGCATATGATAAAGTAGTTTTATCTGATACCAATGTTATTGAAATTATATCTGTAACTGAATCTGATGGAGATGCTTGGACAGAGGTTCCATATTTAGCACAAGACACTGTATTTGAAGAAATTCCAAATTTAGCAGAAAATGATCCAGATTTTGTTCAATATAGATCATCATCACCTAGTTTATTAAAATTGAAAAAAACAGCAAAACGATTTATTACAAAAACGCGAAGTGATAATAAAACTGAAATACAATTTGGTGCTGGTGTTTCATCTAATAATGATGAAGAAGTTATTCCGAATCCTGGCAATGTAGGAAATGGATTATCTGGAGTTAGAAGATCAGTAAATGTAGATATAGATCCTTCTAATTTTTTATTTACTAGAACTTATGGTCAAGCACCAGCAAATACTACATTAACTGTTACATATACTGTAGGAAATGGTATTTCTGACAATGTAGTTTCTGGTACTATTATTAATATAAAAAATGTACAATATAATGATGACGTTAATGCTTCTTTAAATGCAGGTTTATTGAATTTTATTAAAACAACAGTAGCTGTTAATAATTCACATCCAGCTACGGGTGCTGCTAATGCAGATTCATTGCAAGATATTAAAAATAATGCATTATCTAATTTTGCAACACAAAATAGGTTAGTTACTAGAGATGACTATATTATTAGATCATATTCAATGCCAGCTAAATTTGGAAGTATTGCAAAAGCATATATAGTACCAGACGATCAAATTACACAACAAGATTTAATTGAATCTAGAATTCCAAATCCATTAGCAATGAATATGTATGTGTTAGGATATAATTCGTCTAAACAATTAACTGAGTTAAATTCTGCAATAAAAGAAAATTTAAAAACGTATTTAAATTATTATAGAATTCTAACAGATGCAATTAATATAAAAGACGCATTTATTATTAATATAGGTTTAGATTTTGAAATATCAGTACTTACTAATTATAATAGTAATGAAGTATTAGTTAATTGTATAAATAAATTACAAGAATATTTTAATATCGATAGATGGCAAATTAATCAACCAATAATAAAATCAGAAATTACAAATTTATTAGGAAATGTGAGAGGTGTACAAAATATTGTAGCAGTACAATTTAAAAATCTTGTAGATTCTGACGCAGGATATTCGGGTAATGCATATGATTTACCTTCTGCAACTAAAAAAGGGATAATATATCCTTCATTAGATCCTAGTATTTTTGAATTAAAATTTCCAACAAAAGATATTAAAGGACGCGTAGTAAATTACTAATTTAATATATTTATAGAAAAAAAGGAAAATTATGGGAGTATTAAGTACTAATAATGCTCAAATTACTTCAGGCGGATTAATCTCAGCAAGTTTTGTCTCAGATGTATATAATGTATTAACTGGAGCGACTGCAGATAATGTTGTTATATCGGGATCATCTGTTAATCACGGATTAAGTGTAAGTGGTTCATTAAATGTAAGCTCAGCTATATCTGCTTCTTTTATCACCGGTAGTATTACTGGAAATGTAACTGGTAATTTAACAGGTACTGCAGAAACGTCATCATATGTTTCCGGGACTTCTGTTGATGGGTCTGTAGCGTTGGCAACTACATCAACATCTGCTTCTTTTGCTACAACTGCAGTTAGTGCGTCATTTGTTGCTAATACTCTAACATTTCAATCGGGTATATTGACTACGGTAGTAAATGGAGCATTAGCAGTATCATCATCTGGAGATTTATATTTCGGAAGTGCTAGTTCATGGCATAAAGTAACATTGGGATAATAAAGGTTAAGTATGTTTAGAATATTTTATGCAGAAAGTGATGCTACATTATATGAGCATAAACCAGATTCAAATACAGGTTTAGATGAAATACTGGAAATTGGTAAAAGAATACATACTGACGGCGAAACATCAAAAAAATCTAGATCAATTGTAAAATTTGATATGTCTGAAATTAACGACAATCTTTCTAAATATTCTGCAGACTTATCTTCTTGTAAATTTATGTTACAATTATTTACAACTAGAGCAACTAATTTACCAGCTGCATATACAATTGATGCAAAAATTTTAGGACAGCCATTTACTAATGGTACTGGATTTTTGGGTTCAAATCCTGCAGTAAAAAATGGTGTTCGATGGGCACAACCACATACTAGTTGGTCATTAGATTCTCAACAAGGTAACTTATGGATATCTAGTAGTCAAGAAATACGTGTAAATAATTCATCTTTATATATTTCTGGATCTGGAACTGGCGGAAGTTGGTTGTATCAAAGTGGTAGTGGAATATTTAATTCATCAACATTTAATCAATCATTTTTTCATCAACCAGGATTACAAGAAAAAGAATCATTTAATTTAAGAAGTACTGATGTTTATATGGATGTTACTGATGCTATACAACTATGGTTAAGTGGTTCTGGAGGTCAAACAATAGACAATAACGGATTTTTAATAAAATTTTCAGATACGGATGAAGAATCAGCTGATACCGGTGTTATTAGTTTTTTTAGTAGAGATACTCATACAATATATGTTCCTAGATTAATAATGTTATTTGATAATTCTGAATATGATAATACATTAACACAAATAGATTTAGACTCATATATTATATCAACAAAAACAAAAGCAGAATATAAAGATACAGAAATTACTAAAATACGAATAAAAGCTCGTAATAAATTTCCTGTTAAATCTGCAACTAATTTATTTCCAATACAAACTATAAATCGATTACCAGAAACAACATATTATGCTATTAAGGATGCGGCTACAGATGAATACATAATTCCTTTTGATGATATTTATAATAAAGTAAGTTGTGATTCTACTAGTAATTTTATAACAGTCGACATGAATAGTTTTATGCCAGAAAGATATTATCGATTAGAATTTAAAATTAAAGATGGAATCACTGAAGAATATATTGATGACCAGATTTATTTTAAAGTAGTTAGATAATGGCAAAAAGAAAAAATTTTAAAGCTAATTTAGTAAAACAGTCTGTTAAACAAGTTGTACAAAAAACAGTGCAACAGGCAGTTGGTAGATCTGTTGAAAAAGATCCAAGAATTCTTGAAATTCAAACAAAATATCAAAAAAATGGATTAACTTTTCAATCAAATAATAATAATATAATTCCTAGAGATCAAGCTGGTAATATTAAATTACAAGAAAGTGCTACAGATAATCCTTTATTAATAATAGAACCAGCTTCTACAAGAATATTAAATAAGTCTGTTTTAAAAGTTATAGACACACAATTTAATTATTTTAAATTTCCTGCTACTACTAGAATTGTTGACACTGATGATGTTGATATAGATTTAGATTTAGATTTAACAGTTGAACAAGAATCTGAAGATGTTATATATGCAAGATATAAACCATCTGAAAACAGAAAAATTCTTGCTGACCTAACAGGTCAAGGAATTGCTTCTGGTATTTTAATGGATGAATTAGAAGAAGGACAAATTCAAAAAAGAACAAATTTATATTATATAACTAAACAAATTAAAGATTCTGGAGTTGATTTAAGATTTCGAGTTAAAATTAATTTTAGATATGATGAATTTTTAGGGCCTGGAGACCAATCTGAAAATAATACAACATATTTTTATATATCTAGAAACGGGCCGAATAAATATTTACAACGAGATTATATACAATATTTTGATTTCGAAGATCCATTTGCGGGTGGGGGGAAAATATCAATGTATCAAGTACAAAATTCATATAAAGACGTAGTGATTGCAAATTCAGAATTTGAAGTTGGAGATACATTTGGTATAACAGCATTAGCCGGAAAAAATAGTGAAAAGCGTTTTTCTACTATTAATGCAGCTCAAACATATTGGTCTATAACAGATGCTTCTAAAAATGTTGACGAATGGAATAGAGAAATATAATGTTAAATCAATATAAAAATATCGATCAAATAATGTCTGCAGATAAATCTGTCTCTGCGGAGCGTATTTCTAAAAGCAAAACTGAATTTTTAGATTTTGACGCAAATGAACAAATATTTTTTAATTCAGATATTTTAAAACAAGACTCTGGACAACAAATTGAATTACATATTTATTCTGATACAACATGGATTACCGGTAATCATGTAGTACCTATACAAACAAAAATTCCAGAATATGTAGATAAAGATACTAAAAAATCAATTAATTTAAATACTCCAATTGCAATTGATATAAACAAACAATTTGAAGATTTAAAAATTAATGCAGGACAATATCGAATTGTATTAAACTTTTTTAAAAATTTAATTGGTAGTTATGGTAAACAATATTTAAGAATTGACGAAATTTCTCCAGACAGAACTGAATTACGTTTACGTGCGATAAATAGTGATAATTCGGAGTTTTTAGAACAAATAACAAATTATATACAGTCTGTTAATCAAACTGGTCGAGGATATTATAAATCATATTTATTAAATTTTAGTCAAAATAAATGTGTAACATTTGTTAATAGTGTAGTTATTGGTGAATATTTATATGTTAAATTAAATGAACCATTATCAACACAATATCAAGTAGATTTTAAATGTTGGGTAGTAGAAGAACAAAAAAATCCATATATAGATACAGTTTTTATAGATTCAAAATTTTCTAAAAAAACATTTAAAAAATTAGCTAATCCAAATTGGCAAGCAAATGCATCAGCTGATATATCATCTGAAACTGATCTTAAATCATGGACTGAATTATTAGGTTCTTCTACGCAAACTTCACAACAAATTATAGATAATTATTTTTCTGGAAGTCTGGGAGGAGTTAAATTAAATATTGATTATAGTGATTTTAATAATTTTATATTTTATAGTTCGGCAACTGAAAGATTAAATAATGTAAAATATAAATTACAATTATTAGAATATTATACATCGCAAAGTAATGCAGTATCACAATTATCAGGATCAATAGCTACAACTAATGCAAATGATTTTAGTATACAACAAACTAATTTAATTGGAGGCTTTGACGAATTTGAAAAATTCTTATATTATCAATCAGAGTCTAAATTAACTACTCATAATATACCATTAATTGATGCAACAGTTCCAGAAATAACTGGTAGTTATATAACTCCAATTCCTAAATCAACTTCTACATATCCATATACACTATATCCGGTAACTAGTAGTGAATTTACAACGTGGTACGATGACGCATATAATTCTGCAATATTATACGATGATAATAACATTAATTCATTAATTAATAATATTCCAGAATTTGTTAGATCGGATAATAGTAATATATCCATGATTACATTTGTTAATATGCTTGGTCATCACTATGATATACTTTATACGTATATTGATCATATGACCAAAATTAATAAACGTGAAGAAAATCCTAAGTTAGGAATGCCAAATGAATTATTATATTCTGTTGCAAAACAATTTGGTTGGAATTTAACAAATGGACAACAAAATCAAAATTTATGGGAATATGCATTAGGTACAAATGAATCTGGAGTTCCTATTACTGGTTCTAATACTATAGGAGATCCATCGGTAGCTGGTAAA